ACTGATAGTGAGAATATCACAAATTGAAACAAGGATATTAGCCATTGAAGGTATTGTGGATATAGCCAATACCAAAATTAATAATTTAGCACAGAATTTAACCCTTGGTGAATATGAAATTCCTGTATTAGGGGTGATTTCAGTATGAAAAGAACTGCTGACTTAATTTCATATTTACCGCCAATTTTTCAAGGGTACAAAGAATACAAAAGTATCATGGATACTGAAAATCATGAATTTCAACTGGTGTTTGATACATCTGAACAAGTGCTAAACAATATATTTATTCAAGATTGTAACCTTGAAGGAATTAAAAGATATGAAGCAATCTTAAAAATCAAACCATCTGCAAATGATACCTTGGAAACAAGAAAATTCAGGGTTCTTTCAAGATGGAATGACGAAATTCCATACACATGGAAAACATTGTTGGCAAAACTTGATTCCATTTGTGGTAAAGATAACTATTCAATCATTCTTATAAATGATGAATATAAAATTCAGCTTGAAACCCATATTGGGGTATATGGGGGCGTTGATGAACTAAATCATGTATTAACAACAATGCTTCCATGTAACCTGATTATTATTTCACACAATGTTTTGTATGGTGGAAATGAAACACCTTTATATCTTGGTGTTACTTTATCTGAAAGCATTCATTATGTTTTATCTTCTGATATAAAAGGTGAATTTTCAATTTCATCAGAACTATATGCTGCATTAGTTGCAAGTAATTCATTAAAATATGAAATTTCAAATGATATTGTGACCAATGAAAGCATAGAAGGTGAAGCTTATACTGTCAATGTTTCAATTATTGGTATGCAATATGAATTATCTTAATAAAGAAAGGTGGAAAGTTAAATGGGTAGTTTTAATAGTACAATTATTACTGCAAAAGGCCATGCACTAATGGCAAAAGTTGCTTCAGGTGCAAGTATGCAATTCACAAGAATTCGTACTTCAGATTATCAATATCCTGCGGGAACAAATTTTGAAGGATTAACAAGCTTATCAAGTGTAAAACAAACAACCCTTGTTTCAGGTGTTTCAAGAATTAATGATGTTGCGGTAAAAGTAAGTGGTGCTTTTACCAATGCAGAACTTTCAACAGGGTATTATTTAAGGAATATCGGTTTATATGCTATTGACCCACAAGAAGGTGAAATCCTTTATTCTATCACAACAGCAATTCAACCTGATTGGATTCCCCCAAACAGTGGAATTAGTGCTTCAAGCATCTTAATTGACTTGATAACAGTTGTTTCAAATGCTTCCAATGTTTCTGTTGATGTTGACCCAAATGCAACTGCAACAGTATCACAAATTCAAGCCTTGGAATCTAAAATTGCTGATGTAAAGGGCTTTGTTGGCTACAATGAAAATGATGTTTATGGTGTGGAAGTTGATTTTGAAAATAAGACTTTTACCAGGCTTGCTGGCGCAATTAATAAACTTCCTGGGGTTGATTTTAATGGAATCAATGCCTTTGGTGGAAGAAAAAGATGCAGCTTGACTGATGATGGAAAAGTTCTTGCTTATTATGGTGAACCAGGATACAGTGAAACTGGTGCAACAACAGTTGAAATTACAAAGAATTCAGTAACTTATCCAGTTGGAACAAAGGTTCAGTGCATGGTGGAACAGCCAAAATTCTATTATAAAGTTGTTCCAATTAAACTTTCACCAATTACTGATGGTATTGGCTATCATTTAAGAAAAGCAAGATATTATGTTTCTGATTATCCAAAACCAGGATTCAAGATTCACCCTGCGTTTGTCAGAAACGGTGTTGAAAAATCTAAAATTTATCTTCCCGCTTATGAAGCTTCAATCTTTGATGTTTCAGCAAATGCTTATTTATTTGCTGATGAACAGGTTGCAGACTTCACAGTTGGAACAGGTGATAAACTTTGTTCGATTGCCAATGCAAAACCAGCAAGCGGTTTGACACAAAACTTGACCAGGGCAAATATGAGAAAGCTTGCAAATAACAGGGGTGCTGGATGGCAACAGAAAGATGTTTTATGTGTTTCAGCAACTCAAATGCTATTTATGATTGAATATGCGGCTTTGAACATGCAAACAGCCATTGGTGCAGGTGTTACCAATAAAGTTGATGATGCTGCATCAAACATGGCTGAACTTACTGGTGCAACAGCAAACCTTGGTAATGCTTCAGGTGCGGTTACAAATACAAATGGTTGGACTGTTATTTCTTACAGAGGTGAAGAAAACTTCTTCGGTAACAATTGGAAGTGGGTTGACGGTTTGAATATAGAATGTAACAACCTGCATTATGCTTGGTATGCTGACAACAGCTTTGCGGATGATATAAAAACAGCACCTTACAAAAATGCAGGTTTTACTTTGGCAAAGGCAAATGGTTATGTTTCAGCCTTTGGTTGGTCAGAAACTTGTGATTTCTTGTTCTTACCTACTGAAGTGCTTGGAACTTCTGCTTTACCTGTTGGGGATTACTTCTATCAAAATGCAGCTTATGGAGGTTTCTTGGTCGCTCGATTGGGCGGTGATTGGAATAGTGGCTCGGGCGCTGGTGGTTTCTATTGGAATGTGGGTAATGCTTCTTCTCTTCGGACTCGGGATATCGGCGGCGGGGCGGTGTATGTTCCAGCGGCTTGATGAAGTAATTTAAAACTCAATATACGGGCAAACAGATTATGCAATATGGTTAAACAAAAGAAGTTTCACCAGTTTCTTAGTCACTCAATTAGGCAGTAATTGGAATAATGGCTCGAACACTGGTAGTTTCTATTGGAATGTGAATAATGCTTCTTCTAATCGGAATCGGAATATCAGCAGCAGGGCAGTAAATGCACTTAAACAAAAAAACCCTGTTAAAATCATGTTTGCCCTGCCTCTTGGCAAAACATAAAAATTATCTAAACCTGTATTGGTAGGTTTGAAAATTAACTTTCAAAACCGTTTGAAGATTCGGGGTTAGTGCATACAACAATGAGGGGTAATCTATGAAAAGATATGGTAATTTATACAGCAAAATTTATGATATGAATAATTTAAAATTTGCCCACAGAAACGCAAGAAAAGGGAAGGGATGGTATAAAGAAGTAAAAATGGTTGATGCAGATGAAGAATATTATTTGAAGTTGCTTCAAGAAATGCTCATAAATAAAACATATAAAACTTCTGAATACGAAACCTTTCTTAAAAAGGAGGGCTTGAAAGAACGTGAAATTTATAAGTTACCATACTTCCCTGATAGGATTTGTCAATGGGCAATTATGCAAGTTATTGAACCTATTCTGATAAATAACTTTACCAAAGACACCTATTCAGCCATTCCAGGCAGAGGAATTCACCTTGTAAAGAAGCGGCTGATTAAAGCAATTCAAAATGATGTTCCTGGTACACAATATACTTTGAAGCTTGATGTAAAAAAATATTATCCAAGTATAAACCATGATATTTTAAAAGCCAAGTATAGGCGAATTTTTAAAGATGATAACCTTCTTTGGTTACTTGATGAAATTATTGATTCCACACCTAGTGATACAGGAATTCCTATTGGGAACTATCTTTCACAGTACAGCGGTAATTTTTATCTTTCATCTTTTGACCACTGGATTAAAGAAGTCAAAAAGGTGAAGTATTATTTTAGGTATATGGATGACATTGTTATCTTTGGAAGAACCAAAGAAGAACTGCATCAACTAAAACATGATATTGAAGAATACTTAATGAATGAACTGAAGTTGACTATTAAGGAAAATTGGCAGGTGTTCCCCACTTTTGTAAGGGGTGTTGATTATGTAGGATACAGAACCTTTTTAAACTATTCTCTATTAAGAAAATCAACATGTAAAGCTTTCAAGCGCAAAATGCTTAATATTAGGAAGAAGTGCTTAAATGGTAAAGGTATGACATTTTCTGAATGGTGTTCAATCAATTCTTATAAGGGATGGTTGATGTGGTGTGATAGTTATAGGCTTACTGAAAAATATATTGCACCAATTCAGTCTTTTGCAGATGATTACTATAAACATAAAATTAAAAGAAAGGTGGATTAAAAATGGTCAATTATGGAACTGTAAAAAGTACAGTAAAACCAAGTGAACTTGTAATTGATGAATTCAATGTTTGGGTTCATACCAATATCATTGAAGTAAGTGAAAATATTGGTGGAGAAAATGAATTTATTGGCTTCCAATTTGATTGTGTTCAGTATGGTAAAGATGAATATATTAAGTTGATGTCAAAAAAGAATCAAAGCTTGGAACAGCAAATAACAGATTCACAACTTGCCCTGGTTGAATTATATGAGAGGATGGTGGTATAAATGGCAAAGATTTATGCTGATTTAATCAGAAAAGGACTAAAAACCATTGATGATGTGCCTGAAAGAATTAGGGCTGAAGTTCAAGCAATTTTGGATAGTGAATCCAATGCTTAAACTTTTATTATTTTTTATGAGAAAGGATGTAGATATGATGGCAATTATCTATGCAACTTTGATTGTTAAGGGTAAGAAAACTTTTACTGAAGTTCCTGACAAAATCAAAGAGCAGGTAAGACAGGTTTTAATTGACCTGGAATGTGAAGAATTGGCTGCTTAATAACAGATTCTTCAAACCCCCTTGCAGTTATATGTGAGGGGTATTTTTTATTTTGGAAGGATGGTGGTGTGATGACAGTTGAAGTTGCACTTTTAATTTCAGGTATTTCAGTTGCATTTGGAATTTATGCTGGTGTTGCAAACCTCAAAAGAAACCAAAAATTTGATGATAAAAAAGATGCCACTGAAATGACCACAGTTATTGTGAAACTTGAAAATATCGGCAATGGCATCACTGAAATCAAAAGCGAAATGTCAAATGTTAAAAATGACATTAAAGAGGATAGGGAAAGAATTATCAGGGTTGAAGAATCTGCAAAACAGGCGCACAAAAGGCTTGATTCCCTTGAAAAATATAAAAAACTTGGTGATTCACATGAATAAGTCAAAGTTTTCAAAAGCAATTGTAGCAGCAGTGGTATTGTTAAATACAATTTTCACTGCTGCTGTTCTTTATGTATTTTTAAAAGTTGGCAGTGAACCAGTCACCTTAATTGGTGCTTGGTTTGCTTTCACAACAGGTGAATTGTGGATGCTTTCAAGTATCAAAAAGACCAAGGTTAATAAAAAGGAAGGTGAAGATTATGAAAATTAATTGGAAACAGAAATTGACAAGCAGAAAATTTTGGGCAGCAGTCACAGGTTTTGTTACAGCAATATTGGTTGCTTTCAAGGTGGATAAGCTGACCATTGAACAAGTAGTATCAGTTATTTCTGCAAGTGCAGTCCTGATTGCTTACATCATAGGTGAAGGAATGGTTGATGCTGCAAGAATAGGAAAGGATGAAGAATAATGTCAAAATTAATTGCACTTGATGATGGTCATGGTATGCAAACAGCAGGTAAAAGAACACCACCAATTCCTGAACTTGGTGGTAGGGTTATTCATGAAAATGAATTTAATCGTGAAGTTGTAAAGTATTTGGATATTGAATTGAAAAGGTGTGGATTTAAAACATTATTGGTTGCACCAACAGATGCAGATACACCTCTTTCAACAAGAACCAATCTTGCAAATTCAAAGAATGCAGATGCTTATATTTCCATTCATTACAATGCTTTTGATGGAAAGTTTGATGCTTATGATCCAGAGGGTCTTTCAGTTCATATTTACCCTGGTTCAAAGGAAGGAAGAAAACTTGCTGAATGTGTTATTAAATACTTAAAGCAAGGAACACCACAAAAAAACAGGGGTATCGTAGAAAATAACTTCCATGTATTAAGGGAAACAAAAATGCCTGCAATACTTTCTGAAAATGGCTTCATGGATAACAAAAGGGAAGCATTATTGATGGTTAATATTGACTTTCAAAAGGAAGTTGCAAGAGAACATGCCCAAGGTATTTGTGAATATTTTGGTGTGAAATATGTTCCTGAAAAAACTGAACCTTCCAAACCTTCAACTGGTGTATTATATAGAGTTCAAACAGGTGCTTTCAAGAACAAAGCTAATGCTGACAAATTACTTGCTGATGTAAAATCAGAAGGGTTTGACACTTATATGGTTCAATCTAAAGATGGACTTTATAAAGTTCAAGTTGGTGCTTACAGTGTGAAATCAAATGCTGATGCTATGGCTAAAAAATTGAAAACAAAAGGTTTCAATGTTTACATTACAACTGAATCAGGTTCACCAGTTACTTCTTCACCTGCACCAAGTAAAACATTAAAGGTTGGAAGTAAAGTAAAAGTCAAACCAGGTGCAAAAACTTATACTGGTGGAAACCTTTCAAGTTTTGTTTACAATACTGTTTATGATGTCATTCAGATCAGTGGAAACAGGGTTGTAATTGGTAAAGGAAAAACAGTAACAGCAGCAATCCACAAAGATAATTTACTTGTTCAGTAATGAAATATCTGTTACTATTGTGTTACTAATGCATGTGATTTTATGCATTTTTACAGTTCATTAAAATTGAACAAACCCTTGAACTATAAGGAATATCAGGGGTATAATTTTGAACATATCTATGATATAATATTTCTATAAAGACCCCAAATGCTTGAATTTTCAAGACTTGGGGTCTTATTTGTTACTAATGTGTTATTAGTTCAATTGCTTCTTTCAATTCTTCAAGTGTTTTATGAGTGTAGACCCTTTCACCAACTTCTTTTGATTTATGACCCATCATCAAATCAATGCAGACTTTATTTGCACCTGCTGAATCAAGTCTTGACCTGAAAGTGTGTCTACATTCATGTGGTGTATGTTCCATTTCAAGTTCATTCATTATTGAATTCCATATTTCATAGTATTTGGGGGTTGATACTTTCTTCCCATTAATCGAAAATAAGTATTCATTTCCTTCTTCAACCCTTCTTTGAACTAATTCAAAAATCTTTGAATGTATAGGAACAATTCTATTTTTTCCTGATGCTGATTTTGTTCCACCTTGAAAAGTTCCTTGATCTAAATCTACATTTTCAGTTTTCAATCCCAATAGTTCACTTATTCTGAACCCTGAATATAAAAACACCAGGACTGAATCAACCCAAGGTTTATCTTTAATCTTCCAAACCTTTTCAACTTCTTCATCAGTGAAAGGTCTTTTCTTTGTTTCAGGTATTGGATCAGCAGTTGTTAATGGTGCATATGATTTGTCAATGACATCAATTTCAAGTGCAAACTTATCAAGCTGACCAAATAAATTCTTTATTGCCCATTGGGTTGAATATCCCCTTCCACAATTATCAATACAATCCTGCATGTGAAAGGACTTCATTTCTTTATACTTCATCTTATGATATTTCTTACAGTGTTTGAATGCTGATTTTAATGAAGATTGTGATGATTTACCCATCTTTGGCATTTTCTTTTCTTGGAATAATTCAAACAGTTCTTCCATTGTTGTCTTTTCTGCATCTATATCCCAAGGCGATTTATTGTATTCAGCAAGTAAAATCATTCCTTCTTCCCTGGTTGTAGTGTAACCAATAGAAAGATATATCGGATGACCTTTGTCATTCCAACCTATTGTTTTTCTAACAGCATATGGTTTTCTTCTGTTACCTGATAATTTGACAACAGATCCATATCCATTTGGATTTCTCAAATTTTTTCACCCCTTGTAAAATAGGGGTTGAAATGGTATAATATTTTGAATCAATCGGTAACCATTTCAACCCTGAATTTCAATGGTTACAATCAAAGATCCTTGGTGCTGCAACACCAGGGGTCTTTTTTTCTTTATAGGACAACTTTCAAAGGTGTTGATTGTGGTTTCAACTTCTGAAAATAATCAACCAGTTGTCCTGCACCAATTTTATCATTGGTTTGCAATACAATTGTCTTATCTTCATCAGAATGGTAATTAATAATCACAAAGTGAGTTTCAATCTTCTTTTCTTTGGTCTTGACCCTTCCACCCACCATTGCACCCAATAAACCAAATGTTGCTGCACCAATAATCATTCCTGGTGCTGATTGCTTGACTATCTGTTGCATTTCAACTTCATTCTTATAATCAATAAGTGTTAGTTTTGAAAGGTCAATTTCAAATTCTTGTTTTGTAGCTGCAACAATCAAAGTCAAACCTTCATCAGTTAATTTTACAACCAAATCAGCTTGTTCTTGAATTGGTAGTCCTTCAACATGGGTTGCACCAATAACTTTTCCCTTCACTTTTTTCCTTCCAAACATAAAAATCACCTTTCCTTTCATTAAATTTTATATTTCATCTTGAACCTTTCATTTATCTTGAACCCCTTAAAAGTATTGATTTTATAAGGTTTTGAATGGTGTGGGGTTCAAGGTTCAAGGTATATCTCTATATATTCTTATTTTTAGAGTATATTTATATAGTTCTTATTAAAATTATGTTAAATTAAGTTATGTATATAATAAATTACTACAAACTTGAACTTCTTGAACTGACAATATTCAAACCCTTAAAATATAAGGCTTTCAATCGGTTCAAGGTGTTGTTTTCTATGTTGAACCTATCTTGAACTTATGTTGACCCACCCTTAATTGGATTAGGCTTTCATGACATCCATATATCATTGCAAGCTGACCAGTGGTCAATTCCTTATATTCTTCCAGGTCTTCATCACTGATCAGCAAATTGACAGCAAATTTATTGGCTTCAACTTCAAACTTATTAATTGACATATAAGTTCTTTCCCTTAAAAATGGTGTGTTTGAATTTGGATGTAATAAAGCATGACCAAGTTCATGGGCAGCAGTAAATAATCTTTTGTGTTCAGGAAGATTACAGTTGATATGGATGAATTTTTGTCTAAAAGCAGTGTTGTAATATCCATTTATACTTCCAAGTTCTTCAAATAAGACAATAATTCCAAGATGATCAGCAAGTTCAAATGGATTTCTTGTCTGATACTTATTCACTAATTTTGAAATAATCTTATTCATATCCATACCCCCTTGATGTAATCAAATAGTCTATTTTTTATATTTATCAGGGGTAAATTTCTGTTTAGCAATCAACTTTCCCATCTTCAAACTATTCAAAAGACTATTCTTCAATAAATCCCTTGTTTCATCATCCAAGATTTCACCATCAAACATTAAAGCTTCCTGGTAATTATCAAGTTGTTCCAATAAGAAATTCATGGTTATAGCAATATCCTTCTTATCCCTATTTGAAAAATCTTCACACCTTTGAACATCCAGTGCAAGTTTTTCTTCATCAGGTAACTTCCTGAACTCTGTTTTCCCAAGTAACCAATCAACTGAAACATTAAAGTAATCTGCAACTTGTGACAGTTTGTCAGAATTGGGTGAACTCTTATTCCACTTATATAATGTTCCTTTCCCAAGTCCAAGTTCGACTTCTAATTTTGATACAGTAATATTATTTTCTTCACATAACAACTGAATTCTTTCCAGTATGTTCATAGCATTTGCCCCCTTCAAAAAAATTTATCTGAAAATATTCAGCAAAAACTATTGACATACTGAATTAAATCAGTATAATATAATTATAGCTGAAATAATTCAGCAAATCAAAAGGACTTCCTGAATACTTTCTATATAATATGTGGTGAGATACTATTATAATAGATTATTTTCAGTGAATTGTCAATAAATTTTGCTGAATTATTTCAACAAAACTATATTTTTTATTCGACAAAATGTCAGAAAGGAGTGCAATGGATTAATGAATGAATTTGAAAAGGCAGTAAGAAAGGCATTGATTGACAGGGATATGAAGCTTACTGACTTGGCTGATGCTATTGGAATAAGTCTAACTTATTTATATGACATTCTTAATGGTAACAGAAAAGCAGAGCATCAGAAGAAAAAAATTATTGAAATTCTTGAACTTCAAGAAGATTTTGATTAAGAAAGGATGATGCAATGAAAAAAATCTTGTTTGCATGGATTGAACAGATCATTCAGTTTGACACAGAAGATGAAAGGCAGGACTTCATTAAAAAGACAAAAGGTATGAAGGTTGTTAAATCCTTTGAACAAGATGGTAAATACAACCTTCATGTCAAAAGACCTTACAACAATAACAAAATGAAATGAAAGGAGAAGTGAAAAATGAGTTTTGCAGCTAATTTGAAAAAGGCAATGGATGAAAGGAATATGACACAAGCTGAACTTTCAGCATTAACTGGAATTGGTAAATCTTCAATTAGTCAATATCTATCAGGAAAGAATGAACCAAATGAAAAGAGAAAAGAAAAACTTGCAGAAGCACTTGATTGTTCAGTGGCTTTCTTGAATGGATTAACAAAATGTAGTGATCCAACAGATGACCCAAATGGTCTGAAAAATGTTCCAGTAGCAGAAGCAGCAAAAAGACTTGGTAAATCAGAACAGTTCATCAGGGTTGGACTTCAAAGAAGAATACTTCCATTTGGTGTTGCAGTCCAGTTGTCATCAAGGTTTAGTTATCATATTTCACCAAAGCTGCTTAATGAATACATTGGTGAATAAAAGAAAAAGCACCAAAGGAAATAGCAGTTTCCAAAGGTGCAAATGGAAAAATATACTTGCTTAAATTATATGTGAAGGGGTGCAAAAAATCAATGATCAAACTTACAAAGTTATCTGCTGCACTTAAAAACTTGAACTTTGTTGCTTGGATTAAGAAGAACAATCACGATTATATACTTTCAAATTACTTTATTTTAAAAACAAACCAAGAGATCAAAGGAAGTGCATTGACAAAATTAATATCTTTACTTGAAACTGTTCCCCAAGAAGGTCAAGGAATTCAAAACAGATACAATCACAGAAAAGAAATGACAGAAGTGGAAATGGAAAACTTGCTTAATCTTCTTGAATGTAAAGATAAAAGACCAGTTCATTTTACCAACTTGATTTATCAAACTGACAAGGAACTTTTTTCAATATTCAAAGGTGAAGATTACATCTTTGTTAATAAAAAATATCTTGATTTGATAGACCTTTATGAAAAGAACATTGAAATATTTGGAACAAAGAAAGTATCACCAGTATATTTCAACAAAGATAATGAAGAATTAATGATTTTACCAGTAAGACTTGAAGAAAATCCATTTTATTTGAAAGGTAATAACCATGATTAAACTATATCCACACCAGGAAGAAGCACTGAATCAAACAAAAGATTTCAACAGGGTTGCATATTACCTGGACATGGGTCTTGGAAAAACCTTTGTTGGAAGTGAAAAGATGAAAGAACTTGGAACTGACCTGAATATCTTGGTATGTCAAAAGTCATTAATTCCAACCTGGATTGAACACTTTAAAAAGTATTATCCACAATATGAAGTCATTGACATGACAGTAAAAAAATCATCACAGTATTTTCTTGAAAATCAAAATCAGATTGGAAAGTGTGTCCTGGTTGTAAATTATGACCTGATATTCAGAAGAAAGTTCTTCCTTCAATTAGAAAATTACACCCTGATGTTGGATGAAAGTTCAATGGTTCAAAATGAAAAAGCTAAAAGGTCAAAATTTATTCTTCAAATGAAACCTGACAATGTAATTTTACTATCAGGAACACCAACATCAGGGAAGTATGAAAACCTATGGTCACAAATTCATCTTCTTGGGTGGAAGATCAGCAGTGAATTATACAACAAGCAATATGTTAATTGGAAGAAGATTGAAGCAGGAGATTTCCCACTTTGGGTGGTTGATAAAGATGAACCTTATAAAAATGTTGATAGGTTGAAACAAAAGCTTCGTGATCATGGTGCAGTATTTATGAAAACAGATGAATGTTTTGAACTTCCTGAACAGACTTTCATCACAATCAATGTTCCAACATCAAGGGAATATAGGAAGTTCCAAAGGAATTCAATCATCACAATTGACACAAAGAACTTGGTTGAATTTAAAGATGACAGTGACTTTTGGGGTAAATCAGATACTTCAAACAATGTTGAACTGATTGGTGATACAACATTAACCAAAAGATTATATTCCAGGATGTTATGTGGTCACTACAACAAGGACAAGCTGAAAGCATTTGAAGACCTGGCATCCAGTACACAAGATAGACTGATTGTATTTTATAACTTCAATGAAGAACTTGCAGCATTAAAGAAAATTGCTAAAAAGTTGAACAAACCTATTTCAGAAGTTAGTGGACAAGTTAAGGATCTGACTAACTATGAAAATGAAGATAATTCAATTACCTTCATCCAATATCAGGCAGGGGCAATGGGGTTAAATCTTCAAAAGGCAAATAAAATAATATATTTTACCCTGACTGAAAAAAGTGAACTATTTGAACAATCAAAGAAAAGAATTCACAGGATTGGTCAGACAAACAACTGCTTATATTACTTGTTAATTTGCAAAGGTAGTGTGGAAGAAGACATTCTTCAAATATTAGAAATGAGAAAGGACTATACAGATGAACTATTCAAGGAATATATCAATAAGGAATAAAAGAAGGTTAAGAAACATCATAATTTCATGGTTGATTGTCCTGGTCATTGGTTTCATGATTGGCTTCGGTATCGGTAAAGTTGGACAAGCAGATTCAGTTGAAGCACTTGCACAGTTCAGTGAAGTTGAACCTTATGGAACTATTGATGGAAAAACATTCAACTGGGGTTTAGCTGAAAATTGGAAAAGTGGTGCTGAACTTGGGTTCATTCCCCTGGAAGTTGAACTTGATGAAGAACTTCAAGAATTCATTTACTGCTTGTCATACGGTTACAACATAGATTATGCATTTGTAATGGGATTGATTGAAGCAGAAAGCACCTATCAAGTTGATGTGGTTAGTTCAACCAATGATTATGGGTTAATGCAGATTAACACAGTCAACCATGAATGGTTAAAAGAAAAACTTGGTGTTACAGACTTCCTTGACCCATACCAAAACACCAGGTCAGGAATTTACATACTACGAAACCTATTTGAAAAGTATGAAGATCCTGAAAAAGTATTGATGGCTTATAACATGGGTGAAACTGGTGCAAAAAGGCTTTGGGATAAAGGAATTTATGAAACTGATTACACCAACAAAGTTATTAAGAACATCATGAAAATAAAAAATTATATCAATGAAAGGATGGAAAACAATGAGTAATCAAAACCAGGTTCAAATATTTGAACAACAACACATTCAGGTATTCAAGCAATTAGCAGACATCACCAAACAAAAAAAGTTAATTGAAGAACAGGAAAAGAAGGTTAAGGAACAACTTGAAAAAGCAATGGATGCTTATGACATCAAGTCAATTGACAACCAATATATCAAAATCACCAGGGTAAATGGCAGCATTTCTACTTCAATTGATTTGAAAGCATTGGAAAAAGAAGAACCTGAACTGTATGCTGAATTACTTGAAGATTATCCAAAGGTTACAAACAGAAAACCATATTTGACATTCAAGGTGAAATAAAGCATGGCATCAGAAAAGCTGTTTGAAAAGAGAGTTGAAAAGTACCTTCATTCAATTGGTGTATATCAAGCAGGTACACCTTCCCACCAAATGAATGTTGAACAGATTGGATGGTTTACAAAGATTTGGGGTGGTGGTTTTCAGAAATCAGGAATTCCTGACTTGATCCTTTGTGTGAATGGTATCTTCATGACAGTTGAATTGAAAGCACCAAAAGGAAGACCTTCGGAACTTCAAAAGATGAATACAGCAAGAATTAATCAATCAAATGGAATAGGGATTATTTTATACCCTGATGGATTTGAACAGTTCAAGAAAATTATGGAAGGGGTGATGACTTGCAAGTATCACATTCAAGAATTGACTTATTTAAAAGATGCCCATTCAGATACAAAATGCGTTATATTGATGGACTATTAACTTTACCGCCTGATGAAGCAGCACACCCCTTGATTATTGGAACAGCAATGCATACTGGACTTGAAAAGGGTGTGGATCAAGCAATAAAAGAATATTTAATGTCATACCCAATCATTACAGATAGACATATTGAAGAAGCAATGAAGCTTGAAAAGGTAATACCAAAGGCAGCAGCTATGCTTCCACAGGGTGAATTTGAAGTCAAAATTGATAATGAAGACTTCATTGGATATATTGACCTTCTTGCACCTGCAAAAGTATTTCAAAGAGAAGTTGAAGTTCCAAACCAATATGACATTTATGACTTCAAATATTCCAACAATGTTTTTAACTATAAGAAGTCACAACAGCTTCACTTGTATAAATACTTTTGGGAAAAAGAAAACCCTGGGAAGTTTATCAGGAAAATGTACTTCTTATTTGTACCAAAGACAAGCATTAGACAGAAGAAAACAGAAGACTTATATCAGTTTAGAAAAAGACTTGCTGATGAATTGGACAAGCTTGAACCACAACTGGTTGAAATTGAATATGATCCTTCAAAGGTCATTGAATTCATGGTTGATGTAAAATATGTACTGGAAGCAGAAGACTTCCAAAAAGATGAAAGTTATTTGTGTAACTTTTGTGAATATCAAGATTATTGTCAGAAAGGATGGGATTATATGTTACTACCCAAAAATGAAAGAAGAAACATTGAAAAAATAGAAAAGAAGGTAATTTGGATTTATGGTTCACCATTCAGTGGAAAGACAACATTTGCAAATAAGTTCCCTGACCCATTGATGTTGAACACTGATGGAAATATCAAATTTGTTGATGCACCTTATATTGCAATCAAAGACCAGGTGACAGTTGAAGGAAGATTGACCAAAAGGAAACTTGCTTGGGAACTATTCAAAGAAGTTATTGCTGAACTTGAAAAGAAACAAAATGACTTCAAGACAATCATTGTTGACTTACTTGAAGACACTTATGAACATTGCAGACTTTACATGTATGACCAAATGGGAATTACCCATGAAAGTGATGACAGTTTCAGGGCATGGGATAAAGTCAGAACTGAATTCCTTTCAGCTTTGAAGAAACTGATGAACTTGGACTATGAAAATATTATCCTTATCAGTCATGAAGATACATCCAAAGACATCACCAAAAAAGGTGGGGATAAGATTACAGCTATCAAACCAAACCTTCAAGAAAAGACAGCAAATAAGGTTGCAGGTATGGTTGATATTGTGGCAAGGGTCATTGCTGATGGTGAAATAAGAACATTATCATTCAAGACCAATGAAGTAATCTTTGGTGGTGGAAGGCTTACATCATCAACAAATGAAATTCCACTTGATTATGATGAATTCCTTGAAGTTTATGAAGAAGCAAACAGAATTGCAGTTGCACAAATGAAAGGTGAAGCACCAAAGAAAGAAGCTTCAAATAAGACCACAGAAGACAGAAAAACAAGAAGTAGAAGAAATACACCACCTACCCCTGAAACTGATGAAGAAGATGAAAATATGACTTCTGATGACCAAGATGAAGTAGTTGATGAACCTGAAAATGAAGTTGAAGAAGAAACAGATGAAGAATTTGAAATTCCTGATGATCTATCTTCATTAACAGTTGCAGAATTAAAAAACTTGGCAGAAGATTTGGGAATTGACACCACTGATTTAAGAAGAAAGAAAAACCTTATTGAAGCAATTGCAGAATTAAATGCTGATGAAGAAGTTCAAGAAGAAACTGAACAAGATGAACCAGTTAATGAAGAAGTTGAAGAAGAAACTGAACAAGAAGAAAAACCAAAAACAAGAACAAGAAAAAGAAGAACAAGGGGTGAATAATCGTGACAAACTATGAAAAATTTATGAAGTTGCTGCATGACAAAGGTCATGTTAAAGCAATGAACACAGCAGTAAATCTTTCACCAATGGAATTCCTTCCTGATGAAGTGAAACCATCAGTAATTAAAAGTTGTGTTGCAAGCTATATTTCAAACATATTAGCAAGAGATCCTGAAATCAAAGAAGTATTTGATAGGGCAGCTTGTGACATGATGCTTGAAAAAGTCTTGAATGATTTGGACTTAAAGAAGGATGAAAACTTCAAACCAACACCACAGGACTTGTTTGCAAAATCAGTTGCAGATGCTTTATTCAGTAACATGTTCAGGAAGTGATTAAATGGCTGATGTAATAAGTTTAAAAGATGGTAGTACAGAAGTAATATTTCAACCAAAAGATTTTCATTACTTAATTGAAAAGCATATGGGATATGATGCAGCAGACTATTTTGAAAAGATGGTTGATGAATTACAGGAAGAAGCAGATTATACAACAGCAAAAGTGAACACTGACCTTGGATGTTATGAAAGTTCACTTGAAAGCAATACAGCTTGTTTCCAAGAAATATTGGAAATCATGGAACAAATGAAGTCTATTCTTGAAGCACCAAGGATCAATAAAAAGAAATTATTCAACTTGATTGAACAAGTTGAAAAAGAAATAAAAAATCAAATCTAAAAAAATATAAGAAAGGTAAAGGTGATTTTATAATGGCAAATTTATGGGATAAGTTTGATGAAGCAATTGATACAAAGGGATTACAAGAAGATGTTAAGGAAGCAGCAGAAAATGGAACTGGTTCATTTAAGGAAGTTCCTCATGGTGAATATGAAGTTGAAGTTAATAAGATGGAACTAATTGCATCCAAGAAGGGTGACCCAATGGTGACAATTTGGTTCAAGGTTGTAAGTGGTGAGTATAAAGGTAGCTTAATCTTCTTCAACCAGGTAATCACACAAGGTTTCCAAGTCCATATTGTAAATGAATTACTTCGTTCAATGGACACTGGACTTGATATTGAGTTCAAGTCATACAAACAATATGGAAACCTTCTGATGGATGTAATGGAAGAAATTGATGGACAACTTGAATTTGCATTGAAGTATGGTGAAGGAAAGAAAGGTTTTAGCACCTATGAAATTACTGATGTATTTGAAGTAGAATAATTTCCCCTGGTCAGGGGTGATTTAAAAAAATTATTGCACCCCTGACCCACCTACTTCCCCATCATTAGTATTGACAGAATTTCTTAAACTTATACAGAAAGGATGTGAAGAAAATGTTGTTCTATGACTTTGAAGTTTTCAAATATGATTGGTTGGTTGTAGTTATAGACATGATGAAGAAAAAAGAACATGTAATCATCAATGATCCTGATGCACTTAAAAAATTATATGAAGAAAATAAGAATGAAATTTGGGTTGGATTTAATTCAAGGCACTATGACCAATATATCTTAAAAGGCATACTTTGTGGATTTGACCCTAAAAGAATTAATGATTATATCATTGTCAAAGGAAATCCAGGATGGAGATTTTCATCACTATTAAGGAATGTAAGACTTATAAATTATGATGTTATGACTGGAATTGACAGGGGTTTGAAAACTTTTGAAGGGTTCATGGGTAATGACATCAGGGAAAGTTCAGTTCCCTTTGATATAGATAGGAAGCTGACACAAGAAGAAATTGAAGAAACAGTGAAATATTGTAGACATGATGTGGAACAAACAGTTGAAGTTTTCCTGGAAAGGAAAGATGACTTTGAAGCACATTTGGGATTGGTGAAGCTTGCATGTGAAGGAAAACCACTTGATCTGTATTTACTTTCAAAGACAAAAGTTCAACTTTCATCAATCATCCTTGATGCAACAAAAGTGGATCGTGATGATGAATTTGACATTGACTTTCCACCTACTTTGAAAATTGAAAAATACAAAGAAGTTCTTGATTGGTATGCAAATCCTGACAACAGGTGTTATGTAAAGAAAAATGAAAAAGGAAGAATGGTAAAAAATCAGCTTGAAATTATGGTTGCAGGTGTTCCCCATGTATTTGGTTGGGGTGGTGTTCATGGTGCAATAGACAAATACAATGGTCAAGGTTACTACTTGAATATGGATGTGGCTTCCCTATACCCTTCATTGATGATTAAGTACGACCTGGGAAGTAGAAACATGAAAGACCCAAACAAGTATGAAGAAATTTATCATACCAGGCTTAAATATAAAGCAGAAAAGAACCCATTGCAGCTTCCATTAAAGTTGGTACTGAATGGTACTTATGGGGCAATGAAAGACCCAAATAATCAATTATATGACCCAAGACAAGCAAACAGGGTGTGCGTATATGGTCAATTACTGTTACTTGACTTAATTGAAAAACTTGAACCCCATTGTCAAATCATTCAATCAAATACTGATGGTATATTGGTCAAGCTTCCTGATGGTTCAGATGAAACATTTTATTTGATTGATGATATTTGCTATGAGTGGGAAGAAAGAACTGGTCTTGTACTTGAATTTGAAGAATTCAGAAGGGTGTTTCAAAAGGATGTAAACAATTATATTGTTGTAACCCCTGATGGAAAATATCATTCAAAAGGTGCTTATGTAAAGAAATTAAATAGTTTGGATTATGATCTTCCAATTGTGAACAAGGCACTGGTTAATTACATGGTTCATGATATTCCAGTTGAAAAGACAATCAATGATTGTGATGAACTGAAAGAATTTCAATTGGTTGCAAAGGCTTCCAGTAAATACACTCATATTCTTCATGGTGACAAAATCTTAAATGAAAAAACAATTAGAATATTTGCTTCCAATGATCCAAGAGATAAAGGGGTTAGAAAAGTTCATGCTAAAACTGGAAAACCTGCAAAAATACCAAATTCACCTGAAAACTGCTTCATTTATAATAACACAGTTAATGGTGTAAAAGTACCAAATAAGTTAGATAAACAATTTTATATAGATATGGCAATTAAGAGATTGAAAGATTTTGGGGTGGTGTGATGGAACATACAGAATTGAACACAAATCCCAACATAAATAAAATTGACAAGGTGGTGATACAAGTTGTTTTTTAGAGGATATGTTGAAACAAAAAATAAAAAATGCATTGAAAAATTCAAAGATAGGGATGACCTTAAAACATATGAAGATGTAAAAGATTTACCTGAATTTGCAGGCATCCTTGCAACTGACACCATCTTGATTGATATAGATGACTTTGAACAAAGTGAAATATTGTTCAAAGTGGTTAAAGATAAAAAGCTTAAATGTAGGGTTTATGAAACAACCAGGGGCAAGCACTTCTTATTCAGGAATAAAGGTGTTAAGTCGAACAGGACAAAAGCAAACCTTGCAATTGGAATAACTGCTGACATTAAACTTGGAAAAAGAAATTCATATTCTATTCTTAAATTCAAGGATAAGGAAAGAAAAATTTTATATGACACAGCAGAAAATGAAGAAGCACAAGACCTTCCAAAGTGGTTACTTCCAATTAAGACAAACACTGACTTCATCACTATGGATGCAGGTGATGGAAGAAATCAGGCTTTATTCAACTACATACTTACATTACAGTCAAATGACTTTTCAGTTGAAGAAGCAAGAGAAACCATCAGGATCATCAACAACTATGTAATGAAAGAACCATTATCAGAAGATGAACTTGAAGTTGTTATTCGTGATGAAGCTTTTGCAAAACCAGTGTTTTTTAAAGGTACAACCTTTTTATTTGATAAATTTGCAGTGTTCATGAAGAACAACCATCATATCAAAAGGATAAATAATCAATTGCATATATACAAAGATGGTGTTTATGTATATGGACTTGCTGAAATTGAAGCTGAAATGATTAAACATATTCCACAATTAAACAGAGCAAAAAGGGCAGAAGTTCTTTCCTACCTGGATATTTTAATTAGAGAAAATACACCAGTAACAGAAGCAAATTGGATTGCTTTCAGGAATGGACTTTACAACATATATGATGACAGCTTTATTCCATTTACTCATGAACATATAATCACCAATAAAATTGATTGGGATTATAACCCCCATGCTTATGATGAACTAACAGATAAGACCCTTGACAGAATAGCTTGTCATGATAAGCAAATAAGAATGCTGCTTGAAGAAATGGTTGGATATACAATGTTCAGAAGAAATGAACTTGGAAAAGCATTCATCTTGACAGGTTCAGGATCAAATGGAAAGTCAACCTTCCTGAACATGTTAAAACATATGCTTGGAAGAAGAAATGTTTCAGTCCTGGACTTGAAAAAACTGAATGATAGGTTCAGTACAGTAATGTTATTTGGAAAACTTGCAAATATAGGTGATGATATTTCAGATGAATTCATTACAGATGCAGCAGATTTCAAGAAAATTGTTACTGGTGAAGCAATAGATGCTGAACAAAAAGGACAACCAAAGTTTGAGTTTGAACCTTATGTAAAACTATTATTTTCAGCTAACAACATTCCAAGGATAGGAAAAGGAAGGGATTCATCTGCAATATTAAGAAGGCTGATAATCGTTCCATTCAACGCAAGGTTCAGCAGCAGTGACCCTGACTTTGTACCATTCATTGGTGACAAGTTGAGAAGACAAGAAGCAATTGAATATTTAATACAACTTGGACTTAAAGCATTGAAAAGAGTTCTTATTGAAAGAAAGTTCACTGAAAGTGAACAAGTTCAAAAGCAACTTGAAGAATATGAAGAAACAAACAATCCAATTGTTGGGTTCTTCAAAGAAATTGACAGAGAAGAAATTGAAAATGAACCTACAAATGAAGTTTATAAAAGATATACAGTTTATTGTGCTGAAAATGGCTTACAACCAATGTCACAGATTGGTTTTTCAAAGCAATTAACAGCAAACTTTGGTTTTGAAATTATTGATAAAAAAATCAATGGCAAGAAGTACAGAATACTGATCTCAAAGGGTAGTGTAAAAAAAGATATGAAAACAGAAAAATACTTTTGATATGTTTTTAAATAAGATTTGACTAAATTATATACTAAAAAATGGCATAAGTATAGTGTGGAATTTGACAAATACCCTTCCAGTGCAGTTGCTTATGCTTGGTTTGTTTGGGTGAAAGGCTTCAAAGGTGACCCAATTATAAAATGGATAAATTAAAGGGGTGAAAATTCATGGAAGATAAATGTTATGTTTGTGCTCAATATGTTCCAGAAGGAAGACAGATTTGTCCTTCATGTGAATATGAATTAAAAACTTATAAAGCAATAAAAATTAATGATTTGCAGTACATTAAATGATATTTATAACAGAAAAAATCATGACTATGGTGATTCATTTGCAAAATTAAGAAATGAACTTCCAAATGCAATCCTGGTCAGGATATATGACAAATATTCAAGACTTAAAACATTAATGGAAGGTGCAGAACAAAAGGTTAAAGATGAAAGTATTGATGACACACTTATGGATTTAGCAAATTATTGCATTATGGAATTGGTAGAAAGGAAGATGGGAAATGAATGCTAATGAATATCAAAAGGCTGCATTAAGAACAGCTTCAAAGAATGGGTCTTATGAATTAATTTTAAATGGGGTTTTAGGTCTTTCAGGTGAAACTGGTGAAGTTGCTGATCATGTAAAGAAATATTTATTCCAGGGTCACAACTTAAACAAACATCATCTTGCAGAAGAATTGGGTGATATATGTTGGTATTTAGCAATCACAGCAGAAGGTTTGGGTTATGACCTAGGTGCAATTATGCAGATGAATATTGATAAGTTAATGAAAAGATACCCCAATGGATTTGAGAAGGAAAGGTCACTACACAGAAAGGATGATGAATAATGAAAGCAATCAAAGCAGGTTTTGAAATTATTGATGAATTGAATGGTTCTGAAATATTGAAGAAAATTGAACTTTGTGGAAGGGTTTGCTATAAATCAGAAAACAAAATCAAAGAAGGATCTGCTGAAAAGTTTGTTGCTGCAATAATAAGAAATGGTCATGAATCGGTAATTGAACATGTATCTTTCACAGTCAAGTTTATTGTTGACAGGGGTGTAAGTCATGAAATGGTAAGACATAGACTTGCTTCATATAGTCAGGAAAGCACCAGGTATTGTAATTACAGTAAGGATGATTTTCAATCTGAAATCACTTTTATTGAACCATATTATTTGGCAGAAGGTTCACCAGGTTGGATGGAATGGATGCTTGCAATGGAAGCTGCTGAAAAGGCTTATTTCAATTTATTAAACATAGGTCATTCACCACAGGAAGCAAGGGCAGTTCTTCCAAACAGCTTGAAAACAGAAGTAATGATGACAGCTAATTTAAGAGAGTGGAGGCACTTCTTAAAAGTTAGAACTTCAAAGGCAGCACATCCACAAATAAGAGAAGTTGCAATTCCATTGCTTCATGAATTACAAAGACTTATTCCAGTGGTCTTTGATGATATAACTTTTTAGAATAAAGGGGGTTATTGATTGATGAAGATTATTAAAGATACACCAAAAGAAATTCCTATGCTGACAGATGAAAGATTTGATGAAATTGAACAATTCGCTGAACTTGTTAAACCAGTTCAAAAATGGATGTTGAAAAATTATCATCCCCATTCAAAAATAATTATCGAATCCACAGGGGCAACAGTTGTTACTGATGAAATGTATATCCCCTTAAAAGTGGGTGATTAAATGACAAGAAGAAACCCTTATTATAATGACAGTGGTTGTCCTGATCCAACGGCATATGAAGCATTAAAACCTATTATTCAAGAAGATGCTGCACTTGAAAAGAAAGTTCATAATCTTATAAATGTTTTGAAATTCATTGTTGAATGGGCAGGATTTGAGTTCATAGGAAGAATTAAAATCAGGGATAAAAAGTCAGGAAGGGAATTCAGATGAAAGTTGATTATAAAGATTTTCAAGGTAATTGTCCAATGACAGTTGAAAATATTAAAAAATATAATATTAAAGACAGTTATATAAAAAGATTTTGTGGTTATGGGTGTAGTCCAATTTGTAATGAAGTATTAATTCAACATATAGAAAGGTCAGGTAAGAAAAATGAAACCAGTAAAAACAGAAACAACTAATGTTACTTTTGTAGGTGATGGGTGTGAACCATTACCAGGTACAAGATACCTTTGTGATGATGGGGTTACCCCTGGAATAGAAACAGTTTGGGAATTGGATGAAAAGGAAAAGCAACAAGTGTTGGAAAGTGGCAGAATTTATTTATACATAATGGGAAGAACAGTCCAACCTTGCTTCCTTGCAACAGAATCAGCAGTGAGAATTGAAGAAGAAAGGAATGGTGAAGATGACAAAGATGATAAACACAAAGAACAGGATTGAATTATTCAAGTCAATGATGAATAAATACTATGATCAGTTACCTTGTAAATTAAATGATGACTTCCTGGATTGGTTAATTGATGAAGGGTTCTTCACTGCACCTGCTTCAAGAAAATATCATGGTGCTTATGAAGGTGGATTATTTGACCATTCATTTGCTGTTGCTGAAACACTAATTGAAATGACTGAAAAAATGAACATTGAATGGGAACATCCAAGATCCCCTTTCATAGTTGGAATGTTTCATGACTTATGTAAGATTGACCAATATGAAAAGGTTATTGATGTTGAAGGTGTGGTTTACTTTGGAATGGATGAACCAAAAGGTGAAGAATATCATTTTGAGTATTCAACAGATGGACTTCTTCCAGGTCATGGTGAAAAGTCAGTGATGAAACTTGCACAGTGGATGCAGCTAACAGAAGAAGAAATTCTTTGTATTCGTTATCATATGGGTGCTTATGAAAAAGACACCTGGGATTACTTTGACAAGGCAATAAGAAAATATCCAACTGTACTTTGGACACATACAGCAGATATGATTGCTTCAAAGGTTAAGGATATATAAAACCTGCACTTCCAAACCCTTCGCACAGTAGTGGTGGAAGTTGGGTTCAAGATAGGGTTCAAGATAGTTCTTGATAAAAATTACAACTTGAACCCCTTGAAACCCTTAATATAACTATTGTTAAGGGTATCGGTTCAAGAAGTTCAAGATAGTTATAACTTATTATATAAAATAATGATTATTATAATATATAAAAAAATAAATTAATATATACCTTAAAAATAAAGAATATAGGGGAATTTATCTTGAACCTTGAACCGTTAAGGCTGAAACCCTTGAAAACACTCGCTTTTTATCGGTTCAAGATAAAATTAGGGTTCAAGATAGACCCTAAAAAGGTTCAAGATAATCTATAAGAAAGGACTGATTGAATGTCAAAAAACACTCAAATGATAGAAAAATATATTGATGAAACAATACAAAGATATACTTCTGAATTGAGAAGACAAGGATTATTGAAAGATAATAAAAGAACACCATTTCAGAAAACAGAAACTTTATTATATAACTACAATAATTTTAAAGCTGCAATCCAGGATAAGTATGAACAGATTGAAGCTATTAAGAAAGTAGGACTTCCAAAAAGAAGTACAAGCATTACAACCTTTTCTTCAAGTCCTACATATGAAATAAAAACTGATAGTGATAAGGCAGAAGAAAAGATTGAAGCTATTGAACAAAGCATTCAAGTGACAAAGAACTTTATAAGTGTAATTGATGCTGCACTTGATATGCTAAAAGATGATCATTACTTTGACATAATCAGAATGAAATATTTTGAAGGTAAAACCAGGGAAGAAATTGCTGAACATTTTGATGTTGATGTTTCAACTATATCAAGAAATAAAAACAGACTTATAAATCTATTACAGATAAGGTTATTTAGTGATGAAGTGATATATCAAATATTTAGTTAAAATATAAAGAAGGTGATATTGTGAACAGAGCAGAAAGAAGAAGAAGATTACAAAAGAAGGGTCTTCCAGTTAAGAAAGAACCAGTAGTCAATATCAAGTATAGTGATGTTCAACAGATGAAAGATGAAGCAACTAAAAAAGCAGCAGATACAGCATTCCTTTTGATGTTAGGTCTTCCAGTGTTAGTTCTTCGTGACAAGTGGGGCTTCGGTAAAGTTAGGCTTGAAAGGTTTATTGACCAGGTAATTGATATGTATGAAGCTTTCAATGAAGGATATTTGACACTTGATGATATTCATAAGGTTATTGAAGAAGAAACAGGAATTAAAATCCTTGGTAAATAATGCACATATCGTGCAACATTGATGTCCTTGCCATGCGTTTATTATATATGATAGTATTATAGTTGAGTAAAAATAAGTAATGATAAGTAATGAAAAATAATGATAAGTAATAAAATTTAGACCCTTGAACTATGTTTGTTCAGGGGTTTTTTATATTCAGAAAGGAAGGTGATATTTCATGGCTAAACTTACAAAAAAGCAACAAAGATTTTGTGATGAGTATTTGATTGATGCAAATGCAACACAGGCAGCTATTCGTGCAGGTTACAGTAAAAAAACAGCAAGAAGTCAAGGACAAAGACTGTTGACTAATGTTGACATAAAAACATATATTGATGAACAGCTTGAAAAAATCCATAATGAAAAGATTGCTGATGCTAAAGAAGTCATGATCTATCTTACTTCTGTTCTGCGTGGTGAATCTCAATCTGAAATTGTAGTTGTTGAAGGAACTGGTGATGGATGTTCTGATGCAAGAAGAATGACCAAATTACCTGATGAAAGGGAAAGATTAAAAGCTGCTGAACTTATCGGAAAAAGATATGGAATGTTCACTGATAAAGTTAATGTTGAAGGTGCTGTTCCAGTTGTAATTGTTGATGACCTGGAAGATGATGAAGATGATGAAGATGAAGAATTTGATGACTAATAACACATTAGTAACACAATCATCTTCAAACCCTGATAAACAAAGGCTTTATATTTATTATGCAATAATTCAGGGTGATGCATATGGTTAAAAGAAAGAAAATATCACTTAAAAAGGTTGTCGGTAAGAATTACAATAAGTTTTGGAAGTTCAAAGGTAGATACAGGGTTGTAAAAGGAGGTCGTGCTTCCAAGAAATCAAAGACAACTGCACTTTGGTATATAACCAATATGATGAAATATCCAGGTGCAAATCTTCTTGTTGTCAGGAAGACATTCAGAACATTAAAGGATTCATGTTTTACTGAACTTAAATGGGCAATTAACAGGTTGGGTGTTCAGGATCATTGGAAGATTACTGAATCACCATTGGAAATTGAATATATTCCAACAGGACAGAAGATTTATTTCAGGGGTCTTGATGATCCATTGAAAGTTACTTCAATCACAGTTGATGTTGGTTCATTATGTTGGATGTGGATTGAAGAAGCTTATGAAATCATGAATGAAGATGATTTTAATATCCTGGATGAAAGTATTCGTGGTCAGGTTGATGATGGTTTATTCAAGCAAATTACATTGACCTTTAACCCATGGAATGAACATCATTGGATAAAGAAAAGGTTCTTTGATGCACCACCTGACCCTGATATTCTTGCAATGACAACCAACTACTTAATGAATGAATTCCTTGATGAAGCAGACAGAAAAGTCTTTGAAACCATGAAGAAAAACAACCCAAGAAGATACAGGGTTGCAGGTCTTGGTGAATGGGGAATTGTTGATGGTCTTGTCTTTGAAAATTGGGAAGAAAAGAACTTCAAACTGGAAGATATTAAGAAAATCCAAGGTATCAAATCAGCATTTGGTCTTGACTTCGGTTATACAAATGACCCTTCTGCACTGTTTTGTGGAATGGTTGACCTTAATAATAAGGTGATTTATGTATTTGATGAAATGTACCAGGAAGGTATGTCAAATGAAGCTATTTATGAAGAAGTCACCAAAATGGGTTACAGAAAAGAAAGAATTCGTGCTGATAGTGCTGAACCAAAGTCTATTGATAGATTAAGAACCTTGGGTCTTGTTAATATAAGGGCGGCAAGAAAAGGAAAAGACAGTGTGAACAATGGAATTGACTATATACAAGACTTCAAGATTATCATTCATCCAAAGTGTGTGAACTTCTTGACTGAAATATCAAACTACACCTGGGATAAAGATAAGTTTGGAAAGAAAATAAATAAACCAATTGATGACTTCAACCACTTGATGGATGCAATGAGATATGCACTGGAAGACTTCATCAAAGGTGAAATATTTAGTTTTGATTAGTAACATATTAGTAACAAGAACCTTTGAAAACATTGTTATTTCAAGGGTTTTATTATATTAGGTCATAAAAAGGAAGGTGCAACATGAAGAAGGTCAATGTTCTTGGTACTGAATATACAATCAAGATTGATAATGAACTTAATGATCCAAAGTTAAAAGAATGTGATGGTTATTGTGATGATACAATAAAGCTTTGTGTTGTCGCTGACTTTATACCTGAAACAATGTCAAAATCAAACTTGGATGAATACAGAAAGAAAGTTATTAGGCATGAACTTATTCATGCTTTTTTATTTGAAAGTGGCATGGCTGAAATGTCACATGATGAAACCTTTGTGGACTGGATTGCAGCACAGTTCCCAAAATTACAAAAAGCATTCAAAGAAGCTGACTGCATATGAAAGGTGGTGAATAAAACATGTTTAATTTCTTATCTATTGGGGGTGATTATGTAAATAACATCATCCAGGAAGGTGCTGCAAATAGAATAACTGATGAAAAGTTTATTGAACTTGAAATTCAAAGGTTCAAAGCTTCAAGAAGAAGAAAAGAAATGCTTGATGGTGAAAGGTATTATGAAGGTAGTCATGACATTCTGAAAAGAAAAAGGACTGTTATTGGTGAAGGTGGAAAGCTTGAAGTTGTTGATAACCTTCCAAACAATAGAATTGTTGACAATCAATATGGAAAGATGGTTGACCAAAAGAAAAACTATTTATTAGGGCAACCTATTGCATTCAACACTGAAAATGACCTTTATACTAAACTGTTAAAAAAGATATTTAACAAGAAGTTTCAAAGGCTAATAAAAAATATCGGTGAAGATGCACTTAATGCAGGTATTGGTTGGATGTTTGTAAATTACAATGAACATGGTGAATTCGGCATGAAAAGATTTAAACCTTATGAAATCATTCCTGGATGGGCAGATGCAGATCATACTTACCTGGATTATGCAATCAGAATTTATGAAGTTATTGCATATGAAGGACAAGAAGAAAGAATTGTTGAAAAGGTTGAAGTTTATGATCAGAATGGTATTTATAGATTCGAATTAAGGGATGGAAAACTTGTTCCTGATGAAATACCTTTCAGCAATTATTTCACCACTATAACAGAAGATGGTGACCAGGTAATTGAACAAGGTTGGAATTGGTCAAAGATACCCCTTATCCCCTGGAAGTATAATTCAAAGGAAATTCCACTGATAAGGAAGGTTAAAACCTTACAAGATGGACTTAATACTATTCTTTCAAACTTCCAAAATAACATGGAAGAAGATGCAAGAAACACAATCCTTGTCCTGGTCAATTATGATGGTCAGAACCTTGGTGAATTCAGAAGAAACCTTGCACAATATGGTGCTGTTAAGGTTAAGACAGTTGATGGTGCAGGTGGTGACCTGAAAACACTTCAAGTTGAAGTTAATTCTGATAATTACAAGGCTATAATTGAGATATTCAAGAAAGCAATCATTGAGAATGCAAAAGGTTATGATGCAAAAGATGACAGGCTTGCAGGTAACCCAAATCAAATGAATATCCAATCCATGTATTCTGATATTGAACTTGATGCAAATGAAATGGAAACTGAATTCCAGGCTTCCTTTGAAGAATTGCTTTGGTTTGTTGATGTTCACTTATTCAATGCAGGATTTGGAGATTTTGAGAATGAAGAAGTTGAAGTTATATTCAATAGGGATATTATGATTAGTGAATCAGAAGTTATTTCTAATATTAAAGATTCAGTTGGAATTCTTTCTGATGAAACACTTATTTCACAACATCCTTGGGTTGATGATCCACAACTTGAACTTGAAAGAAAGGCAGCAGAAAAGGAAAAAGAACTTGATGAATATATGAATGCTTTCAGACCAGTCAACCCAAATGAAGGGGGTCAAGGTGGTGAAGTAGATGAAGAATAGTTCATATTGGAAGAAAAGATTTGAATATCTTGAACAGATTGAACATGATGAAGCTTCTTCCCTACTTCTTCAATTGGAAGAACACTACTTGAAAGCACAAAGGGAAATTGAAAGAAAGATTGAAGTTTGGTATCAAAGATTTGCAATCAATAACCAAATAAGCATGTCAGAAGCAAGGAAATGGTTAAGTAATAAAGAACTTGCTGAATTCAAGTGGGATGTTAAAGAATACATCAAATATGGTGAACAAAATGAACTTAATCCAATATGGATGAAAGAACTTGAAAATGCTTCTGCAAGGTATCATATTTCAAGACTTGAAGCTTTGAAATTACAAACACAACATTCCCTGGAAGTTTTATTTGGAAATCAAACTGATTCACTGGATCAGTTAATGAGAAACATTTATTCTGATGGTTATTATCACACTATTTATGAAATACAGAAAGGGTTCAATATTGGTTGGGATATTGCTTCCATAGACCAAAACAAACTGGAAAAGATAATCAAGAAACCCTGGGCAGCAGATGGAAAGAATTTCAGTGATAGGATTTGGACTAATAAATCCAAATTAGTGAATGAACTTCACAATGAACTTACACAAATGACAATCCTGGGGAAAGCACCTGATGAAGCAATCAGAAATATATCAAAGAAGATGAAAACTTCCAAGAATAATGCAGGAAGATTGGTCATGACTGAATCAGCTTACTTTTCTTCTGTTGCACAAAAGGATGCTTTCAATGATCTTGATGTTGAACAGTTTGAAATTGTTGCAACCCTTGACAGTAGAACATCGGCAATATGTCAAGAACTTGATGGGAAAGTCTTTGACATGAAAGATTATGAAGCAGGGGTTACTGCACCCCCATTCCATGTTTATTGTAGAACCACCACTGTTCCCTACTTTGATGATGAATTTAACATTGGAGAAAGAGCAGCAAGGGATGAAGAAACAGGAAAGACTTATTATGTACCTTCAAATATGACTTATCCACAATGGAAAGAAAAGTTTGTGGATAAAGGTGATAAATCAGGATTGAATGAAGTTGATCCAGTTGATATAATAAAAGATGAAAGACTGAAAGAATTTAAGAAGTTTTATGAAGATTGGGATGGAAACAATGTCGAATTACTTGCAGTTAAAGTTGTTAATCATGAGAATTTACCCCTAAAAGTTAATAGACATAAAATATCAGCACATGGTCAATGCCAATTAAGTTATAGTGATCCTGAAATAAAAATATTGACCTTTGAACTTAATAGTGAAGATTTAAGAAGTAAAGAATATCAGGTTAAAACAATGTTTCATGAATTATTTCATGCAAAGTCACATGACATTAAACATGATATTGGAAGTATTTCATTTAGAGATTGGGCATACCTTGATGATGTGTTTGCAGAAGTAACTGCACACTACATGAACAAGTCAATTGGTATTACAAAAGAAATCACACCAAGTTATGCAAGACATCTAATTGATACACTTCCAAAACTTAAAAAACTTCCTGAATTTAAGTCTTGTAATACAATAGCTGATTTTGGAAAAGTTGCGTATAATTATAGGTTTTCTACTAACAATAATGCTGAATGGAAATCAATGTGGGATGCATTAAATAAGATTGATCATAATATGATAGATTATAGTAAATATTATCTTGATTATATTACTAAAAATAAAGATAAATTAGTTGATCAATTGCTTGAAAATATGCCCCAGTATTCAGCATATAAAAATAATATGATTGATGATCTTACTAATGCTATTGATGACATAAATAATGGATTTAATATAAGTGGTAATAGACAAATGGTATTTGAACAGGCTTTAATTATTTCAATGAATAGATTGGGGGTAAAATAAAATGATTTATATTCCAGAAGAATGGATGAAAGATAAAAAGAATGAACAAAAAATTCATGAAATATTTAATGAACACCTTTATACTGATTTGAATCTTGACAACAATGTTGAATTAGCAATTCAGAAATTAAATGATATAGGTGAAACTGTTGTTATTGAAAAAATAAGAGATGGAACAATAAGCATCTTGTAAAACTTACAGGGTGCTTTTTCTTTTGTGGAAATTTAGGGGTGATTATCATGAAAGACTGAAAATTCAAGGGGTATAATACATCAAAGACCTTATAAAAATGCTTATATGGGCATTATATAAGGTCATTTTTTATGCAATTTATTAAAAGTTGGTGGTCATTTGTTAAAGATAAAGAAATCCAGGTTTGATGGAAGCTTTATTGTTTACAACCCTGATAACTTTGAATTGCATACCCATATTTATGCACCTAAAAGGATAGCAATACAACTAAAGCATAATGTTGAACACAGAAAACTTCCAAAGACAAATAGCATTAGATTGTTGGAAAGTCATATCAGGGTCACAAGAAATAAGAAGTACATTGAAATGGTGCAAAACAAGATTGATTCACTTCGTCTTTTTGGTATTGAAGACGATAAAGAACAAGACAAATAGGACTGGACTGAACCAGGTTAAAAAATGAATTTGAAAGGAGATTATAAAACTATGAAAAAAGAAGATTTAATTAAATTAGGACTTGATGAAGAAACTGCTGAAAAAGTAGCAAAAGCATCAGCAGAAGAATTGAAAGGATATATTCCAAAGGCAAGGTTTGATGAAGTTAATAATGAGAAAAAGAAACTTGAAACAACTGTTGCTGAAAGAGATCAACAACTTGAAACTTTGAAAAATTCAACTGGTGATGTTGAAGCTATGAAGACAAAGATTTCTGAACTTCAAGCTGAAAACAAGAAGAAAGATGAAGCACATGCTGCTGAAATTAAACAATTAAAAATTGATGCTGCTGTTTCTGCTGCACTTACTTCTGCAAAAGCTAAAAATGAAAAAGCAGTAAGGGCATTACTTGAACTTGATAATGTTGAACTTCTTGAAGATGGAACTGTTAAGGGATTGGATGACCAAATAAAGAAACTGCTTGAAGCTGATGATACAAAGTTCTTATTTGATACTGAAACAAAGAAAACAAAATTTAAGGGTGCAAATCCAGGAGAAACAGGAAATGAAGATCCTGATAAAAAAGTTGATGTTAGCAAAATGACTTATGAAGAATTAGCAGCTTACCTGGAAGAAAACCCTGATGCTGAAATTTAATTAAAATTGATAAAAGGAAAGGTGATTTATAATGGCAAAATTTGATGCTAAAAGTTTTAATGAAAGAGCATTTGGAAAGTATGTTGATATTGTTCCAAAGCTGAAAAAGAATGAATTGATTAAATCAAAGGCTTTACAACCAAATAGCCAAATCAAACAGGCTTTCAGTGGTCAAACTGGTGTAGTTTATGCAACTATTCCTATGTATGGAAGAATTGATGGTGACCCATTAAACTATGATGGTCAAACTGACATTACTGCAACAAGCACAACCACTTATGAAAGAGGGGTTGTTGTAATTGGTAGAGCAAAAGCATGGGTTGAAACTGATTTTGCAGAAGATGTTACTGGCGGTGCAAGCTTCATGACCAATGTAGCAAAACAAGTTGCTGAATATTGGGATGAAATTGACCAAGACACATTACTTGCAATCCTTGAAGGTATCTTCAACATGACTGGTGCAGGAAATTTAAAGTTTGTTGATGGTCATACTTATGATATTTCTGACAAGGAAACAAATAATGTTGTTGGTGCTGCAACTTTAAATACTGCTATTCAGAAAGCAAGTGGTGACAAGAAGTCCAAGTTTACAATTGCAATCATGCATTCAACTGTTGCGACAAACCTTGAAAACTTGAAGTTACTTGCTTATATGACTTACACTGATGCAAATGGTATTGAAAGACAACTTGAACTTGCAACTTGGAATGGTAGAACAGTAATAATTGATGATGGTATGCCAGTTGAAGAAGTACCTGAAAGTGAAGAAGGTGCTAATGATGGATATTACAAATACACCACTTATGTTCTTGGAAATGGTGCATTTGACTATGAAGACATTGGTGCAGAAGTTCCATATGCTATGGTTAGGGATGAAAAGACTAATGGTGGTCAAACTTACCTATACAGTAGACAAAGAAAAGTATTTGCACCTTATGGAATTTCCTTCACAAAGAAAGCAATGGCAACCAATTCACCAACTGATGCTGAATTAAAGAATGGTCAGAATTGGGAATTAGTTCATGATGGTGGTCAAGGTGCTGCAAGAAAATACTTTGATCATAAGGCAATCCCTATTGCAAGAATTATTTCCAGGGGTTAATTAGCTTATATCGGAAAGGGTGATATTTATGGCACTTGATGATTTAAAGCAGACAGTGCTGAACAATATCATCCAAATATTGTCAGGGTCAAGTCTATCAGAAGAACCTTTCCTCCTGGGTGTTCTGAATAGACTTGAATCCCTTGGTTATACAATCAAGGAAACTGATAGTTGGATGATCAGTTTTTCAGTACAAAAAGTTGAAAACACCATCAAGAATGATTGTAATGTTAATTCTGTTCCTGATGGTTTATATAGTGTTGCAACTGACATGATTTGTGGTGGATTCTTATTTGCTAAAAAGCAAACTGGACAACTGGAAGATTTTAATTTGGAAGCTGCATTGAAATCAGTTCAAGCAGGTGATACAACTGTAACTTATGCAATTGGTGATGCTTCAATGACCCCTGAACAAAGATTGAATAGTTTAATTTCTTATTTAATGACCAAAGGAAAGGGGGAATTTGCATGTTATCGGAAAATCAAGTGGTAGCTGTTAGAAAAGCAATTGAAATGACCTACACTGGAAGGTGTACTATTACAGAACATCAGAAAGTAAAGAAAGCAAATAAGTCCACTGGTTTTGAAGATAAAGTTGTTCTTGAAGACCAACCTTGCAGATTATCCTTTGAAAAGGTCACCAGTAACAGTCAAGGTGAAACTGCTGCGACAGTGGTTCAAATAGCAAAAGTCATACTTGCACCTGAAATTAAAATCAAACCAGGTTCAAAACTTACTATTACACAAAATAGGGTTACAACTGAATATTCAAGTAGTGGTGAACCTGCAAGATATAACACCCATCAAGAAATTGTTCTTGAATTATTTAAAGGATGGTCATAATGTCAAAGTTCGGAAATTGCAAGTTCAACGATTTGAAAAAACTTCAAGAAAGATTGAACAAGCTGAATGAAAAAGAAATTAATGAATTCATTGAAGCTTGTGCAAAAGAACTTGCTGCAAGGTTATTGGCAAAAGTAATTAAAAGGACACCAGTTGGAGAATACCCCAAAAGTTCAGGAAAAAAAGGTGGTACTTTAAGAAGGGGTTGGACAGCAGGGAATAAAAATTGGTCAGAGAAAAATGGTAAAGTATCTGTTCATGGTATAGGTGGTGCAAGTGGTTATGTTAATAATTTACCTATTCATCACTTCGGTAACACTTATGTTATTGAAATAGTGAATCCAGTTGAATATGCTTCTTATGTTGAATTTGGTCATAGGACAAGAGATCATAAAGGATGGGTTCAAGGAAGGTTTATGTTGACTATATCTGAACAAGAAATTGAAAGGGATGCACCTAAAATTCTTGAAAGAAAATTGGCAAAGAAATTGGGGGAAGTGTTTAAATGATAAATAAAATTATTGATGCAATCAGCATTTCCATCAATTCTGAATTTGGTGATGACTATGAAATTTATACAGAAAGTATTGAACAAGGTTTGGAAGAACCTTGTTTTTTTATTTTATGCTTGAACCCAACAAATGAACTTTTCAGAAACAACAAGTATTTCAGAACCAATCAATTTTGCATTCAATACTTCCCTTCCACAGATGAACCAAAGGCTGAATTTTATTCAGTTCTTGAAAGGTTGTATGATTGCCTGGAATTAATCACTGTTAATGGTGACTTATCCAGGGGTTCAAGAATGAAAGGTGAAATTGTTGATGGTGTTTTGAACTTCTTTGTAAATTATGACATGTTTGTTTATAAGGTTGAAGATAAAACACCAATGGAAGAAATGGAAATCAATGCTGATGCGAAAGGATGGTAATAATGGCAAGTAAAACAAAACCTGCTGATGTAAAAGCTGAAAAGAAAGTTGAAACAGTAAAGTTTCCAAAAGAACAGCTTTTATTATCTAACAGATACAAAAACAGAAAAGACATCCTTGGGGTATTACTTGAAGATGGAAAAGAATATTCCTTTGAACAAGTGAATGCCTTACTGGATGAATTCATGAAAGGAAAGGTGAAATAATATGGCATTAGGTGGTGGAACTTTTGTCACTCAAAATAAAGTGCTTCCAGGTTCATATATAAACTTTATTTCATTGGCAAAAGCAAGTGCATCCCTTTCTGACAGGGGTGTTGCAGCAATGCCCCTTGAATTGGATTGGGGTGTTGAAAATGAAATCTTTGAAGTAACCAAAGCTGACTTCCAAAAGAATTCTTTGAAGATCTTTGGTTATGATTACACACATGAAAAGTTGAAAGGTCTTCGTGACCTATTCTTGAATATCAAAACCCTTTATGCTTACAGGCTGACAAGTGGTGGAAATAAAGCAAGTAATGATTATGCAACTGCAAAATTCGGTGGAACTCGTGGAAATGATATAAAAATAAGCATTCAAGCAAATGTTGATGTTCCTGAAAAGTTTGATGTAAAAACCATTGTTGGAACAACTATTGTTGACATTCAAACAGTTTCAAGTGCTGATGAATTAGTTCCAAATGATTATGTAACATTCAAGACAGGTGCTTCCCTTGCAGTTACAGCAGGAACACCTTTAACTGGTGGAACAAATGGAACTGTTGATGGTACAGCACATCAAAACTTCTTGGATAAGGTTGAAGCTTACACTTATAATGCACTTGGTGTTGTTACTACTGATGATACAATCAAGGGTTTATATGCAAACTTCAATAAAAGACTTCGTGATGAAGTTGGTCAGAAGTTCCAAACTGTTCTTTACAAGAAACCTTTTGATTATGAAGGGGTTGTCAATGTAAAGAATAAAGTTGTTGAAGATGAAGCTGCACTTGTTTATTGGGTAACTGGTATCATTGCAGGTTGTGAAGTAAATAAATCCAACTTGAATAAGAAATATGATGGTGAATTTACTGTTGAAGCTGACTACACCCAAGCTGAATTGGAAGCAGCTATCAAAGCAGGTGAATTTACACTTCATAAGGTTGGTTCTGACATTAGGGTTCTTTCTGACATTAATTCACTGGTTACTTTATCAGATGAAAAGGGTGAAATATTCCAGGATAACCAAACAATCAGAGTTATTGACCAAATTGCAAATGACATTGCAGTTTTATTCAATACAAAATATCTTGGAAATGTTCCAAATGATGCATCAGGAAGAATTTCATTATGGTCTGACATAGTAAAACATCATGAACAATTACAAGAAATAAGAGCAATTGAAAATTTCAGTGATTCTGATGTTATAGTTGAACAAGGAAATACAAAGAAAGCTGTTGTTGTAAATGATGTTGTCACTGTTGTTAATACAATGGCACAGCTTTACATGACAGTTGTTGTAGCATAAGGAAGGGGTGAAAGTTGATGAATAATGTTACAATGAAATCAAGAGATACCATATCAGCAAAACTTGCTGAATGCTTTATCACTATCAATGGAAATAGATACAACTTTATGCAGATGATTGACTTTGAAGCAAAAGTTGATAAAAAGAAGACTAAAGTTCCAATCCTGGGAAGAATTATGGAAGGAAATAAAACTGTTGGTCTTTCAGGTACTTTTTCAGGTACAGCACATTATAATCAATCAATTTTCAGACAGGCATTGCTTGAATACAAGAACACTGGAATTGATGCTTATTTTGAAATACAAGTTACCAATGAAGATCCTGAATCAGCAGCAGGAAGACAAACCCTTGTTTTCATGGATTGCAATACTGATGGTGGTATTCTTTCCAAGTTTGATGCTGATGGTGAATACCTGGATGAAGAAATTTCAGGTACATTTGAAGACTTCAAGATGCCTGAATCATTTGCATTATTGAATGGAATGCTTTAATAAACTACCCCTACCCAAATTTAATGGGTAGGGATTTTTTTACCCAAATTTAATAAGGAAAGGTGAATAAATATGTCAAATTTAAGCTTATTCTTAAAGAAAAATAAAAAAGTAAGAGAAAATACAACTTACCCTGCGACCAAATCATTGGTTGATGAAAATGGTAAACCATTAGAATGGGTCATCAAACCTTTAACGACCAAAGAGAATGAAGACATTCGTGAAAGTTGCACTTATGAAGTTCCAGTTAAGGGTAAACCAAATATGTTCAGACCAAAGGTCAACACAAGTCAATATCTTGCAAAAATGATTGTTGCATCAGTTGTTGAACCAAACCTTTACAATGCTGAACTTCAAGACAGTTATGGTGTAAAGACACCAGAAGACTTATTGAAAGAAATGATTGATGACCCTGGTGAATACAATGATTTTGCAACATTTATTCAACAGTTTAATGGATTTACTACAAACATCAATGACAGGATTGAAGAAGTAAAAAACGAATAAGAGAAGATGACCCTGAATTTAATTTCATTCACTATGCAATTCAGAAATTACACTGGTCACCTTCTCAAATAGATGAATTTGTTAATGCAGATGATAACATGAAAGCATTATATTTTGGGTCAACACAAATTAAGATTGAAAATGACAAGGAAAAGAAAAAGGAAATTGAACGGAAAGCTAAACAATGATAGGGGTCTTCTTCCCTATCATTTATTTTTTATGAAAGGGGTGAAAGACAAATGGCAAGTATTAGAACACAGATTGAACTTTATGATGCTATATCAGCACCATTGATTAATATTACCAATGCACTGAATATGACAATAAGTTCATTTGAAGATATGCAAGAAGCAGCAAACAATTCATTTGACAGTTCAAGTTTGGAAAGTGCAAGGGATTATGTCAATCAAGCAACTATTGCAGTCAATGAATTAACTGATGCCTTAAATGAAGTTGTTACCCCTGAAATCACCCCAACTGCTTCACCAGTTCAAGAACCAGTTGAAGTTCCTATCACTTGGAGAAGTGACACTTTTGATGTATTCACTAACACTGGAATTGATAGGTTTCAACAGGAAATTCAATCAACCAATAATATGTTGAACACTTTGAACAGTACACAAGAACAAATTGCAAATCAAGCAAGAAATACTGACCTATTCCCTGATAATATGGTCAATGACTTAAATGCAATGACTGGAAGAATTCAAAGAATACAAAGTCAAATCCAACAAATTGAAAGTAATCCAATGAACCTTGGAACTGATTTGGCAAATAGTCAGCTTGAAGAATTAAGAATGCAATTAAGTCAAGCAATTGACCAACAGGAAGACTTGAACCAAGCTATTGAAAGAATGGACATCAATGAAGCAAATCAAGCTTATATGAGATTATCACAAACTGTTGGAAATACAGAAAGATACATCAGGGATAATGTTGATGCACAAGGTCAATTTAATCAACAAATAAGGGATGGAACTTCTGCTGCAAGTAGTCTTGAAAATAAAATCTTGGGATTTGTTGCAGCTTATGCAACTATTCAATCAGCACAAAAGGTCTTGGATATATCGGACACAATGACCCAAACAACAGCAAGACTTAATATGATTAATGATGGACTTCAAACTACCCAAGATCTTCAAAATATGATTTACTTATCTGCTGAAAGGTCAAGGGGTTCTTATGCTGATACTGCTGATGTTGTCGCAAAATTAGGATTAAGAGCAGGTGAAGCGTTCAGTTCCAACACTGAAATAATTGCATTTGCTGAAAACTTAAATAAAATGTTCATCATTGCAGGTGCTTCACAACAAGAAATGGCTTCTGCAAGTTTACAGTTGACACAGGCTTTGGGTTCAGGTGTTCTTCGTGGTGAAGAATTAAATGCAGTCTTTGAATCAGCACCAAATGTTATTCAATCAATTGCTGATTACCTGGATGTTCCTATTGGTAAGATTAGAGAAATGGCAGCAGATGGTGAAATCACTGCTGATATAGTGAAAAATGCTTTACTTTCTGCAACTGATACAATTAATGAACAGTTTGAACAAATGCCTATGACATTCGGTCAAATTTGGACTTCCATCAGTAATGATGCTTTAATGGCTTTTGATCCAGTCCTTGAAAGATTGAATGAATTTGCAAATAGTGACCACTTCCAGGTGATGGTTGAAGGAATTACAAATACCCTGGTATTTGTTTCAGGTTTGGTCATAGAAATATTTGATTTGGTAGCACAAGTTGCAGGTTTTATTTCTGAAAATTGGTCAATTATTGAACCAATAATTCTTGGTGCAGCAACAGCACTTGGAATTTATGTTACAGCATTGCTTATTTATAATACAGTACAAGCAATCACAAATGGAATTCAAGCAATTTCAGCTTTCAGGGCAAGTGTTCATGCAGCAGCAACAATGCTTCAAACAGGGGCAACTTTTGCAGCAACAGCAGCACAACATGGGTTCAATGCAGCTTTACTTGCTTGTCCTATCACCTGGATTATACTTGGAATAATTGCAATCATCACAGTGATTTATTTAGCAGTTGCAGCATTCAATAAATTGGCAGGAACATCAGTCAGTGCGACTGGAATTATAATGGGTGTACTTGCTGTTGCAGCAGCATTTATTGGAAACCTATTTGTAACACTGATAAATTTTGTCATTGATATATTCGTTGTTCTATGGAATTTCATTGCAGCATTCGCAAACTTTTTTGCAAATGTATTTAATGATCCAGTAGGTGCAATAGCAAGGTTGTTCTTTGATTTGGTTGATACAGTGCTTTCACTTCTTCAATCTTTGGCAAAAGCAATTGACACAATCTTTGGGTCAAATCTTGCAGGTTCGGTTCAAGGTTGGAGAGATTCACTTGGTGGGTGGGTAGATGATACCTTTGGAAAAGGTGTTGAAGTTATGGCTGAATTAGATTCAAGTGACCTTCACCTTGGAAGATTTGAATATGGTGCTGCTTGGGATGCAGGTTATGCATTCGGTGAAGGTATTGAAGACACCATTTCAAATTTTAGCATTGGAGATTTATTTGACACAAATATTCCTGATCCAAGTGATTATGCATTGGGTTATGATGGAAGTTCTATTCCTTCCAATATTGCTGATATTGCTGACAATACTGGTGCAATTAAGAATTCAGTTGATATTTCACAGGAAGATTTAAAATACATGCGTGATTTAGCAGAAACAGAAGTAATTAATAGATTTACAACAGCAGAAATCAGGGTTGATATGCCAGTTAATGCAACTATAAATAATGAAATGGATCTTGATGGTGTAGTTGATTATCTTGGTGAAGGTGTAACAGAAGCTATGGAAAAAGCAGCAGAGGGGGTGCATGATTAATGGCATATTATTTCTATTTAGATAAAATGTTGTTACCAATTGCACCTTCAAAGTTGCAATTGAAAATTAACAATCAAAACAAAACTTTGACCCTTATTAATGATGGGGAAATAAATATCCTGAAAAAAGCAAAATTGACTGATATTGATTTTGATGCTTTAATTCCACAAGTCAAATATCCTTTTGCTTTATACAAGGATGGATTTCAAAATGCTTCTTATTATTTGAACAAGCTTGAAGAATTGAAAACCAGTCAAGAACCTTTCCAGTTCATAGTTACAAGAACACTTCCAAATGGAAGAATGCTATTTGATACCAATATCAAGGTTTCATTGGAAGACTACAAAATCAAGGAAGATAAAAAAGAAGGTTTTGATTTGGTTGTATCAATTAAGCTGAAACAATACAAAGATTATGGAACTAAAACTGCAAATATTACCTTTAAAGATAATAAACCAAAAGCAACAATAAATAATACAAGACCTGCTGAATCATCCCCTGCACCAAAAACAACAGCTAAAACACACACTGTTGTCAAAGGTGATACTTTATGGGGAATTGCTAAAAAGTATTATGGAAATGGTAGTCAGTACCCTAAAATTCATAATGCAAATAAGGATAAGGTCAAGAACCCAAACCTGATATATCCAGGTCAAGTTCTGACTATTCCAGTTTAGGGTGGTGTTCAAAATGGAAGTTGAACTTTTAATTCAAAATGGAAGTAAAGTTTATATTCCAGTTGTTGAAGAAGGTATTATTTGGACAACTGAAAGAAAAGGAACACCAGGTCAATTGACATTTAATGTTGTAAAGGATGATTTAATAAATTTTACAGAAGGTAATGCAGTTAGATTAAGAGTTGACAACAAAAATATATTTTATGGTTTTATATTCATAAAGAAGCGTGACAAAGATGGAATTATTAAAGTCACAGCTTATGATCAGATTAGATATTTAAAAAATAAAGATACCTATGTTTACACAAATAAAAGGGCAGATGAATTTATTCGGATGGTTGCTTCTGACTTCAATTTGAATGTTGGAACTTTGGAAAACACAGGTTATAAAATAGCATCCAGGGTTGAAGATAATGTTGCTTTAATTGACATGATACAAAATTCATTGGATTTAACCCTGATGAATAAAAAAGAAATGTTTGTCTTATATGATGATTTTGGAAAACTTACTTTGAAAAGTATTCAATCAATGAGATTGAACCTGCTAATTGATGAAGAAACTGGTGAAAATTACAGTTATACTTCAAGTATTGATTCGGATACCTATAATAAAATTAAACTGGTATATGACAATGAGAAGTCAGGAAAAAGGGATATTTATATTGCACAGGATTCAAATAATATGAACAATTGGGGTATTCTTCAATATTTTGATACCTTAAAAGAAGGTGAAAATGGTAAAGCAAAAGCTGATGCACTTCTTTCCCTTTACAATAAGAAAACAAGAAACCTGACAATCCAAAATGCTTTTGGAGATACCAGGGTCAGGGCAGGTTCAATGGTAGTGGTTCAATTGAATTTAGGTGATGTAAAATTAAATAATTTAATGCTTGTTGAAAAGTGCAAGCATAAGTTCAATCTTGATGAACACTTTATGGATTTAACTTTAAGAGGGGGTGAATTTGTTGCATGATTTTAATGACCTATTAAGAATAATCAAAAAGGCAGCAGTTGAAGCAGTTAATGCTTCCAAACCAACAGCAATTGTTTATGGTAAAGTCATCAGCATTTCACCCTTAAAAATCAATGTTGAACAGAAAATGACACTAACTGCTGCACAATTGGTCTTGACCAGGAATGTCACAGATTACAAAGTTTATATGACAGTTGACCATGTAACTGAAAACAAAAGTGGTGGAAGTGGTGATGCTTCTTTTGCTTCCCATAATCATGAGTACAAGGGAAAGAAAGAATTTACTGTTCATAATGGTTTAATTGTAGGTGATGAAGTGGTCATGATCCAAATGCAAGGTGGTCAAAAGTATATTGTTATTGATAGGGTGGTGAAAATATGATTCCAGGAATGCATGGTTTTTTAAATGAAGATTTTGAAATTGAACAACAACCAAGTAGAACTTACAAAATGTATCTTGAACAAGAAGTAATCAATGGTTTTACTGATGAATTAGATGCAATGAAACAAACAATATACATGATCCTGAATACTGAAAGGTATCAGTATATTATATATTCCTGGAATTATGGAATTGAATTAGCTGATTTGTTCGGTGAACCAGTCACTTATGTATGCCCTGAATTAGAAAGAAGAATTACAGAAGCATTGACCCAAGATGAAAGGATCTTGTCGGTTGATGCTTTTTCATTTGATTTAAGTGTAAAAGGAAAGGTTCATGTTACCTTTATAGTACACACAATCTTTGGTGAAGTTGAAGCAGAAAAGGTGGTGAATATTTGATGTATGAAGATATAACATTTGAAGTCATTCTTCAAAGAATGCTTGACAGAGTACCTGATAATTTAGATAAAAGGGAAAGTTCACCAATCTATAATGCACTTGCACCTGCTGCTGTTGAACTTCAATTAATGTATATTGAATTTGACATTATTCTTCAAGAAACCTTTGGTGATACAGCTTCAAGGGAATATTTAATCAGAAGGGCAGCAGAAAGGGGAATTCACCCATACCCTTCAACTTATGCAATATTAAAAGGTGAATTCACACCAACTTCAATTGATATTCCTATTGGTTCAAGGTTCAGCTTACATGATTTGAACTATTATGTAAAAGAAAAAATTGAAGATGGTGTTTACCAGGTCGAATGTGAAGAACCAGGTGTAAAAGGAAATCAATATTTTGGTGATTTAATTCCAATTGAATATATTGATGGACTTGAAACAGCAAAACTGACAGAAATTCTTATTCCTGGTGAAGATGAAGAAGAAACGGAAGCTTTAAGAAAAAGATATTTTGATACCTTCAATACAAAACCTTATGGTGGAAACAAGCAGGATTATATTCAAAAAACCAATGCCATTGTCGGTGTTGGTGCAACTAAAGTAACACCTGTTTGGAATGGCGGTGGGACAGTAAAACTTACAATTTTGAATTCAGAATTTAACAAAGCAAGTTCAACATTAATTGAAACTGTTCAGAATGAAATTGACCCTGTTGGTTATTCAGGGAAAGGTTATGGAATTGCACCAATAGGTCATATCGTAACAGTTGATACAG